GTGCCTGGTGGCGTAGACGGAGGAGAAGGCTTCGCCGCATTTGTGGCCAAGCTCATGCCGGACCCTGCGCCCCGCGTCTGGTCGGCTGACGATACCTTCGACGCTACCCACAACCCGTTGGGCAACCTGCTGGCTAACCAGTTCTGTATGGGGGCAGGCGGCACGCCGGTTGCCTCTGCTGCGACGGGACAAGTTGCAAATGGCATGCGGGTAGAGCGCTCGACAGGCACGGCAACGATTGCCTGCAGCAAAGAGGCGCGGCCAGACAACCGAGGCGATTGGCAGGTATTGGCGATCACCCCAGGCGCTAGCGACAGCCTGAGCTTTTTCCGCCCCAATGCCGCTGACACGGTGCATGCCCTGCCTGCGGGGACCTGGGTGCAGGGCTCCATAGAGGTAGAGATCGGCAGCTGGAGCGGATGGCAGGGCATCACCTTGTATATGAAAGACAACGGTGTGGGCGGCCTGCTCGCATATGGCATGGAGCCGTTCGATGACGGGGCGGGATACATCCGTCTGCCGGCGCGGGTCATGAATGGCCTGATCGTTACACCGCCCATCCAGCTGGTTGCCGGGAGTGCCTCGATTCGCTGGCGTGTCGAAGTGCGCACCGCTGGCGGTGTAGGAGGTGCCGGCACTCTGAAAGTCGGCGCTTTGGAGCTGCGCCCGGTTGCCGATCCACGTCAAGTTGTCGGCTATAGCGCGGGGTAGAGAGGTGTAGCTAGGGGAGCAAACAAAGAGAGGACGCCCGCCGAGGTGCTGGAACACCAGCGGCGAGCGCCAGCCGCAGAACACGCCTGCAAGCCAGCCAATGGTCCCCCCACTCTCGCGAGAGCGGCGGGAAGCCTACCAGCTTTAAAAGGGCATTGCAGTTGATAGAAATCCGATGCGGCGGCTGTGGCCGTCTACTGGCCAGAGCCGCAGGTTATACCGCAATTCAAATCAAGTGCCCGCGTTGCCGGGTACTCAATCACCAGACAGCCGCGAGCTGCCCGAATCCAGAGCGCCAGGGAGCGCCTCGTATCGAGGTAGCTCATGGCAGCACGGAAAGACCATCACCCAGCACAGCCGGGTAACTTCAACCCGCCGACTACTGAACAGGTCGGCTACATCATGGGGGAGCATGCGTTGGCTGGCTTCGGTTGCAGCAGCTTCTACATCGCGCTGATCCCCCGAGCCGAGGCAAACCGCATCATCATCGCCAACCACTACTCCGGGCGGATAGTGAACAACTCATACATTCACCTGGGCGTATGGGTGGAGGGGGTGATGCGGGGGGTGCTGCAGTTCGGCTATGCGCTCAACCCGGTAGCCGGCGCACAGAAGATCGTGGCCGGCACTGAGGTGGACCAGTATCTGGAACTAAACCGTATGTGGCTGGATGACGTGGCCCCGCGCAACAGCGAGAGCCGCGCCATCAGCTACGCCTTCAAGTTCATCAAGCGGGCTTGCCCGCGTGTGGCTTGGGTGCAGAGCTTCGCCGACGAGCGCTGTGGTGGCTGGGGCGTGGTGTATCAGGCGGCGAACTTCCTCTACTTCGGCCACCACAAGACCAGTTTCTACGAGCTGGACGGCCAGACCTACCACGAGATGCTGCTGACCACCGCGAAGAACGGTGGCGGGCGGGGCAAGTACCTGCGGGAGAATCTGCACAGGGCAACGCACCATAGCCTGCTGCAGTTCCGCTATATCTACCTGATCAAGTCGAGCTGGCGTGGGCGTTTTAAGAAAGCGCCCCTGCCATTTCCTAAGCCGGGGCAGCCGTTGCCTGACCGGCGAAGGCTAAAAAGTTTGCTAGCTCAGCAGACCAAGCGCTACGGGTAGGCTTGCGCCGACTACTGAGGAAACAAGAGGGTGAGCGAGGAACGCAGTCAGGCGATTCTTCGCTTCTTCTCTTTCTTCACGGGGAGCATCAAGGCTGTCGATCTTCTGGATCAGTTCCCCAAGAGCCAATTGCAGGTTCTGGACATTGTGGTCGCCGATCTGAATGCCCTGGGAACCGTGAATAGTTATGTGATTGGTTGTGGACTTTCCAGGGGCGCCGGGTCTCAGTGCGCTGTCTTTGGAAAGCTTCAATGTGTAGTGGGGCGGAATGCCCCCATGTCCGCCGAGCCCGGAGCTGTAGGCTACTTCGGTAATGGTGTAGTACTCCTCTCGACTGTTAGGGAGTATGCGAATTGCTTTATCGCCTTCTACAACATTGAGGGAGTCGTCAAAAATAGAGATTCCTTTGTTGCCAAAAGCAGTTTTGAACGGTCCTTGGCGCTGACCATCAGCACTTTCAAAGTAAACATCGTCGTTCATCATGTCTGCGAATGGATTCATCGCTCTAGCTCTCCTTGTGGCGTTTCACGTCAGCCTACGAGCAGCGATGCAGTACTTCAACCACTGAACCCCATCCCCTAATCCCGCCCCCCTCATGCCGCCGACCATGGCGGCATGAACACACAAAACACCCCCCGCAAAATCGCCACCTCCACGGCCCTCTGCTTTGAGCTGAGCGCTGATGTTCCCGAGTGGGTCGAGGTGCTTCCCCCGGGTCCAAAGGTGGTTGGCCGTGATGGGCGCGCTTGGACTTATGAGCCGGCCCAGGTACTGGCCGAGACCCAGGCGCACAGCAAAGGCGCCGACCTGCCTTTCGACTACTTGCACGCAACCGAAATCAAGGCGCCGCTTGGTGAGGACGCTCCGGCCGCTGGTTGGGCGCGTGACTACCGCATCAACGAACGCGGCGCCATCGAGGCCCGTGTTGAGTGGACGGCTAAGGCCAGCAATGCCATCAGCGCCCGTGAATACCGTTATCTCTCGCCGGTTTTCACCTACGACGACTCCGGCCGTATCCACCGCTTTAGCAGCTTCGGCCTCACCAACAAGCCGAACTTGCTCATCAAGGCGCTCAACGCCGAGCAAAACCCCACCCATCAGGAGAACCCCCCGATGCTTTTAGCAGCAGCCATCCGGGCAGCCCTCGGCTTGCCTGAAACCGCTACGGAAGAAGACGGCGTAGCAGCCATCAAGGCGCTGAAGGAGGCGAAGGAAACCGCCCTCAACAGTGAGCGCGCCCCGTCGCTGGACAAGTACGTCCCGCGTGGTGACTACAACGCCCTGGAGCAACGTGCTGCCAACGCCGAGCAGAAGCTGGCACAGCGCGACAAGGATGATCTGAACACAGCTATCAACACCGAGATCGAGGCGGCCCTCAAGGCCGGCAAGATCACCCCGGCCACCAAGGCATACCACGTTGCGGCCTGTCAGGAGCAGGGCGGCCTGGATCGCTTCCGCGAGTTCGTGAAGGCCGCGCCTTCCGTCACCGACCCGGTGGTGCCCGACAACAAGCCGGAGCCGACCAAAACAGCGCTCAACGCTGAGCAACAGCAGGCAGCTCGCATGCTCGGTATGACCGACGAGCAATACATCAAACACACTGAGGGGGTTTAATAACCATGGCCGTTACTGTCTCTCCGGCGCTCCTGGCAGCGCTCTTTGCCGGCTATCGCGCCGAGTACCAGAAGGCGCTCGAAGCAGCCAAGCAAAGCACCAGCTGGTCGAAAGTCGCCACGCTGGTGCCCAGCACTTCCTCCGGCAACCTGTACCCCTGGCTGGGTCAGTTCCCCACCCTGCGCGAGTGGATCGGCGCCCGAGTGCTGAAGAACATGGCCGCCAAGGGCTACAGCATCGAGAACAAGCTGTTTGAAGCCACTGTCGGGATCAAGAAAACCCAGGTCGAGGACGATCAGGCCGGTGTGTTCCTGCCGATGTTCGCCGAGATGGGGCGGGCTGCTGCCTACCACCCCGAGTCGCTGGTTTACGAGCTGCTCCTGGCAGGCCTCACCACCGAGTGCTACGACGGCCAGAACTTCTTTGACACCGAGCACCCGGTTTACGCCGAGGCCGATGGCTCCGGTGCCGTAACCAACGTCAGCAATCTCGATGTGCCCGGCGCCAACCCCGGCCCGCTGTGGTTCCTGCTGGATACCAGCCGAGCCATCAAGCCGATCATCTTCCAAGAGCGCACCAAGCCTGAACTGACCAGCAAGACCGATCCGAACAACAGCGACCATGTGTTCAACCATGACGAGTATTTGCATGGCGTGCGCTATCGCTGCAACGCGGGCTTCGGCTTCTGGCAAATGGCCTACGCCTCGCGGCAGGTACTCAACGGCGACAACTACGGCAAAGCCCGAGCCGCAATGCAGGGCTTCAAGGCTGATGGCGGCCGCCCGCTGAAGATCAAGCCGACCCTGCTGGTGGTGCCGCCGCAACTGGAGGCTGCAGGCCGCAAGCTGCTGGCCAAGGACGAGAACGGCGGCAACGAATGGGCCGGCACTGCCGAGCTGTTCGTATGCGACGAGCTGGCCTAAGGAGGGGCTGCCGCCATGATCGTTCGCATCAAGTCCGCTCGGGACGGCTACCGGCGCTGTGGCGTCGTCCATCCCAAGGTTGCCACCGACCACCCGGCAGACCGTTTCAGCGCTGAGGAGTTGGAGCGCCTGCAGGCCGACCATGTGCTGACCGTCGAGCTGGTGGATGGCGAGCTGTCGAGCTCCAGCCAGGATGGCGGCCAGCAGACCAGCGCCCAGGCGGCCAGTCAGGCAGCCAAGCCGGTCACCAAGTCGCCCGCGAAGTCTGCCGCCAAGCCGAAAAACGGCGCAGGCGGCAAGGGTGGCGCCGGTGCCAAACCAGCCGCAAAGGATGCGGCCAAGTCAGGCGCAACGGAAGCGCCGCCCTCTGGCCAAGGCAGCAAGGAGTAAGCCATGCCCTACGCCAGTCGTGACGCGCTGATCGAGCGCTTCGGCATGGACGCCGTGCTGGTGGTAGCGGATAGGGATCAGGACGGGGCGATAGACGACGCAGTGACCGACAAGGCGCTGGCCGATGCCAGTGCCGAAATCGACACCTATGTCGGCGTGTTGCACCGACTACCGCTGGCCACGGTGCCGGAGGTGCTGTCCCGGCTGTGCTGTGACGTCGCGCTGTACCGGCTCTCGGCAGATGCAGGCGGTTACACCGAGGAAAAGCGCAAACGCTATGAGGATGCGGTGGCTTTGCTGCGCCGTATCGCCTCGGGCGAAGTGACCCTCGGCCTGCCGACCCCGCCGGAGCAGGAGTCCAGTGGGCACGCCTTCTTCGAGGCGCAGCCAAAGCGCTTCGGTGATCTGCTGTGACAGGGGCCACCGTTCGCGCCGACTTGGGGGCCGACCCGCGCTTGGCGGGCCGGCTCGACAAATTGGCCCAGCTCGATCTGGAGCCGCTGCTGGAAGGCATTGGCGCCGAGGTCGAGTCGCAGACGCGTCGCCGCATCAGCGTAGACAAGGCCAGCCCGGCCAATGAGCCGTGGCAGGACTGGTCCGACGACTACGCCGAGACAAGGCATGCCGGGCAAAGCCTGCTGCAAAGCATCGGTCATCTGCTGGGCAGCATCAGTTACGAAGTGGACGCCGCCGCCGTGTTGGTGGGGAGCCCGCTGATCTATGCCGCCACCCATCAGTTTGGCGACGAGGAGCGAGGCATCCCGCAAAGGGAGTTCCTGGGCTTGGAGGGCCAGGACTATGACGACGTGATCGGCCTGGCCGAGGACTACCTGCAGGAGCTGGCCAATGGCTGAGATAACCGCTGACGACGTGCTGGCTGGCACCAAGGCCTGGGCAGAGAGGCTGTATGCGGCCGCAGGCATGAAGGTGGAAACCGCGCTCCATGGTGGCCGTTTTACCGTGGCCGACGTTGAGCGCTACGCCACCCGCGAGCGCGCCTGCCGCATTGCCCTGGAGGGCCTCAAGTTCGAGCTGTATGGGCGTGGCGACCTGATCGCGCATGGCCATGTGGTTGTCGTGGTGCTGGCAGGTGACCACGGCAAGGTCGGTGCCAGGGCCGTCAACGTGTTGGAGACAGCAACACCCATACAGGCCGCGTTGCCGGGCAGCCGTTGCGGCCTGGCTCTGGTGGACAGCATCAATGCCAAGGAGGTGCGCGCCGCCAACCTCTACAACGCCGAGCTGGACAAGCGAGGCACCGCCGCCTGGGTCATTACCTGGCCGGTGAAGTTTCAACACCCCCGATCTCAATAGGAGAACGCAATGGCAACGCCAGAAACCGCCAAGGCAGCGAAACCTGCCGAAACCGTGCGGGTGAAGATCACCCACGAGAACGGCCATCGCCATGCCGGCGAGAAGCATCCTCAGGGTGCGGAGATCGACGTATCCCCGCACGACGCCGAAATCATCGTCGATCAATTCAAGGTCGGCGAGCGTGTGAAAGGAGCCTGATATGGGACAGCCGCAAGTATTCAAAGGCATTGGCATCGTGCATGCCCAGCGCCTGGGTTTACCGAATGCACCGCTTCGCGACATTGGCGACGTGGAGCAGTTCAAGATCGCCCACCGCTCCAACTCCATGACCTGGAAGCAACACCGCCGGCCGGGTGGCGGCAACCTGGCCCGCCTGGACAATCTGGAAGGCGCTGACCTGTCCGTGCAGATGCAGGAGTGGACGCCGGAAAACCAGGCCATGGTGCTGCAGGGCAAAGTAGTGGAGTTGGCTCAAGAGACTGTGACCGGCGAAGCCATCGTGCTGCA